AGTAACTACTTCACCAGACAAGATATTGTCCTGAATGTGAGCAACACCTTCTTCACCTTTAGCATTGATTTCAGTAGTAGCCGTACCGAACAAGAAGTCAATTTCTTTACGGGTAACACCAAAGTCAGTGTAATAATTAGCAGCAATAGTGCCATTGGGTGCATACACAGCGCCGGTCGTAATGGCAAATGCACGTGCTGCTTCTACAGTAATACTGTGGTTCATACGAATACGACCTAGCTTACGGGCGATTACAGCAGCTTCTGTCTCTGCTGCGTCAGTAGAACCATACGCACGTTTACCTTGCACATCTTCTGGCTTAATTGCATCATCAAGAGGGAAGTGAGGAATAGCGAAAGAACGAAGGTTGCGCGTATCATCCTTGTTTGCTAGGTTACGAGCACCACGAACTTGGTCAGTAATTAGACCAAGCGTACCTGCTGTGCTTTCAACAGTGATACTATGCTGAGATACTGACTCATTACGGAATACAGCGAGTTCGTTGATTAGACCCCAAGTATTAGGAACGAGAAGTAGCTCTTCCGTATAATCAACTAATTCAAATGCTTTTTCAAAACTGCGAGTTTGTGCCATGATAATATTATCCTTTATTTATATTTAGTTAATGTTAGTATTAAACTGCGTCATTAACTTGAATGCCTTTAGCCTCAAGTGAAGCATATGCAACGTTTTTCTTAGTATCATTATCATAGGTTGCATCTAAAATTAGACCAAACTTAGAAACAACTGCTGGGCCTTTGAATAAAACAAGCACCTTAGTATCAGTAGAAGCAGCGATTGCTTGCTCACCAATAACGATAGCATCAACTACTTTAGAACCGTCAGCGGCAGTTTCTAGGGCAATTTTATACTTACCCGTAGCGGTTACTTTACCAAGTACGGTACCGGGGACATATGCTTTAGCAGCAGCTTCGCTCACGGTAACTACTAGACGGCACCAAGCGTCATCGGGCCATAGTTCTTTTTTGATTACGTTGGATAAGCGAAAGGCTTCTGTTGCGAATGGAAGTGACATTTAATATCTCCTATTATTTAGTTTGTTTTGCTTTGAGGATACGTGCAACAGCACTTTCCTTGACCGCTGTTTCATCAGATACAGCAGCACCGAGTTCTGTGAATAAAGCTGACTTTTCCATGAACTCTTGTGATGTTTGAATGTTAGCCATCATTGAAGTAATAGCAGCTAAAAAAGCATCAAAGTCATCGTCTGACTCTAGCGATAGAGCAGCTTTAACAATTGGAGCTTGTAGCTTGAGGTCTTTAACTACAGCAAATTGTGCAGTCTTTGACTTGATTACTAGTTCTTTTTTATCTTGTTCAAATACAGCGATAATCTCAAGTGCTTTAGTTAGTTGTTCTTTTTGCTCATCAAGAGCTTTCTGGATACTAACAACAGCGGACTTTTCGATCATCTCAACAGCGACTTCTACATCCTCTGTCTTAATCGTTTTCGTCATTTGTGTTTCCTTTGACTTAGTTACTTCAGAGGCGACTGCCTCAACTTTCTCAACGCTAGCGGGTGTCGAGGTATCGTTATCAGCGTTAACTGACTCTGATTTGGTTACTTCAGTATTAACTGAGAGTTGTTCCTTCTTTGACTTTTCGATCTTAAACAGACTCTTCTCAATGAGTGCCTGATCGTTAAGCAAAGATAAATATTGTGTTTCATCTAATGTTGACAGCACATCGGAAATTGATTCAGCATCATTAACTGATTTGATAATCTCAAATGCTTCTAACCTAGATTGGATATAATCTTCGTAGGGTTTTTCCATCTCTGCGTTACTCATTTCGTAACCATCCATGTCGTGCGTGCCCATGTCAATTGGTTCTACGTAACCCATCATACGAGCCAAAAGTTCAGCATCATCTTCGTACACATAGAAAAAGCGTTCAAGAAACTCTGGTAACTCTAGCGTTACTTTAACTTGTTGCATCTTTTGAATATACTCTTCTGTGAAGTTATTAGCCTTTAATACTAACTTGTAGGCTGCACCCGAAGCTGGACCACCTTGATCTCTGTGTACGAGGGCAATATGGGATTCTTTACCAGAGAAATCAAGCTGTGATAACTTCCTCTTGGCTTTGCGTTGAACAGTTTGTTCCATTTGTTTCCTTTATTAGTTAGACTTATTAATCTTCTAAGTTCTGTACAGACGCTAAAGCACCAATACTAACCCCGGTGATCTCGTCATTTTTAATCATATTCCAGAGGGCATTATCATAAATCTGAAGAGTAACTAACCATTCACCTTCTTCTACAACACTCTTATTAAGAATCATTGTGGTTGGTGCAAGGTAACTCTCAATTATGTCAAAGGTATCTGTCATAACCATATGGAACATATTCGCTCGCATCATGGACTTATTAAATGACTCTTTAGCAAGCCTAATATCCTCTAGGTTAACTTCATCTAATTGAAGGTCAACACCGGGCTTCATAGCTACGTAAGTAACCTGCATTAATTCCTCATTAACCGCTTTAGCAACCTGAATCTTACCGTAGGTCTTATCGTCCCCATCTTTATTAATATCAGCTTCAGTAATTACTCCACGATGACTCTTTACAATATTCTGCTCTTTGAGAATCATGCGTGACCAAGCCAAACCGCTAGAACCACCGTAAGCGTAGAACTTGATGATTTCTTCAGTTGGACCTTTATCTTCTAGTCGCTTACGAAAGTCAACGGACTTTTCTAACTTAGTTAAAACGTTGTAGATTTCTTTGACTGAATCTAGTGTTAAACCAAGTTCAGACTCACTAAAAATAATCTCAGCTTTCTTTACTTGTTCTACGGTATTAGAGTAACTAGCACTCTTTCTTTTTTTGTACTTATTCTTTAGTGCAATACCGCGCTGCATGTTATTACTAACCGCTTGTGTTACTTTATATAAATGCTTCATTGTTATCCTTATTAGATTGTCTATAACTATAACAATATAAACGGTAGTGTATCATATGTTATTAACTAATGCTAGTGATTTGGTATTATTGATTGAATTTAACTATAGTGCAGTAACGAGTAGAATAGTCATGTATAAAATTTGTGGCTTTATATACATTGACTATTCTATTTGTATTTAAAGATTATTAACTATAAACTAAGGAAACTGAAAAGTCAGGTGCAGTTGCTGTAGTTGTTACATCGTTGTTTGCAGCACCCAGTGTCATGGTGTATCCAATGCCATTTGAAAAAGCAAAACCTTCAACAGGTAAGGGATAAACTAGTGTTCCGGCGGCAGGTAAACTACAAACAAGTGAGGGGATACCAACTCCTGCTGAAGGGACACTTGCTGTGTTATATACTTTAAAGTGACGAGGAGTTGCAGCATAGTTTGTAAATACAATTACTCTTAAAGTTCCAGCCGATGCTTTAACACTGCCTGAGTTAACATTAATAGCACCTGATTGACCCAAGATAAATAACGGGATTAAGGGGTCTCCAGGGGCAATTGTTACTTTACCAATTACATCATTACCTGAGCCAAGTACAAGACTAGTACCTGTTGCAATAGTAACACGCTGAGTACCAGCCGTAACTGCACCACTACCCATTGCTACTGTTTGACCAGCTAGTTTTTGGATATTATCAATGCTACCGATCTCATTAGTACCTTCTGGGAGGGAGGCGTTAAGAAATACTGCACCCGAACCTTGACCAATTCTTATATTAATTAATGCTGTAATAGCCACACCACTAATTGCTCTAACCCTGAAGTAGTCCATACCTGACAGATTTCCTCTAAATACTCCTGCACTTGTGGCACTGGTACTTAAAGTTGTGTCTGTTTTTGTTTGTCTACCATTGATTGCTGTCCAGTTGCCATTTACACCATCAGTTGAGCTTGTTGTGCCTTCAAAGTAAAAAGTTGCACCCCCAAGAGCACCTGTTATTTCAACAACCCAAGAAGAATCTTGTGCGACTGCGTTAATTACAACAGTTGATCCAACACTGGGAATTCCAGTCCTTAAAGAACCATCTTGTGAGGGTGCAGCAACTGCTGTGTCTGCCGCAATAATAGTACCCGTTGTACTTGATTGCGAAGGGGCAACATTAACAGTACCAATAATTTTAGTAGTTTCTGGTGCTAATGTAACTACACCAATTTGACCTACTGAATTAATATTCTTATCTTCTTTATGCCCGTAAGCAGAACCCGTCACAGTTCCAGATGTAATTGCAGTTACTCTTGCCCTGAAGTATTTATAAATAACAGGAATATTAAAAAGACCAAGCGTATTGCTAGAAACAGTGTATGGAGTTACAACTGAGGAAGTGTTTTGAGCAACAATGTCGTAAAATGTACCGTTATCATTACTACCTTGAAAGGTAACAGTACCCGTCCATATGCCAGTTAACTGTAGAGAGATAGATTTATACTGAGTAACATCAAGTGAACTAATAAGATCATCACCTGTCGTAGTAATAGGAAAACACACTACTAACACAGGTACTTCCTTACTACCTTCTATACCTTCGCTGTTGTAGGTAGTAACTCGTAGTGATTTACTGATTGGGTCAACTAACGCTAAATCTGTACTATTACCACTCTTAATTTCAACTGCCATAAAATTCTCCTATTAATTTGAAAGAAACCAATCAACCTTGTAAAGTCCATTAGCTGGAGCATTATCCATTTGACCATAGATAGTGAAACCTACCCCTTCTACTAGACTCTTTACTGAAGTTCTAATTGGATCAACTAGTAAATCATCCACTGAGTGGTTAGCTGTTGTTTCTATTCTTGTTGTTGTTATAACCCTAGATGTGGTGAGAACTCCCAGTACTCCCGTAACTATTACTTCTGCTGTTTTGTTGCTCATACCAAAGTCTAGTTCGGATGTTCCACTTATAGTGCTAGTACCGTCTGTACCTCTCGGACCTTGTGTGCCCCTATTAACCAAACTTAGGTACTTTTCAATATTAACTGCTGAAGTGATAATCCTTTCACCGGTATTGAAGATAAGTACTAGCTCATTACTTGAGTTAAAATCAGCTTGAACTAGATTTCTATCTTCACTAGGTACTAGCGCATTCTTACCAAGGAAGGCTTGTTGTATCACCACTTGTGATTCTTTAGATAGTACATTCTGCTTTAATAGCTGTGCAATATGAGAAGGTACTACCCTTGGTTCTACTTTGGGCTTTGACTGGCTTTCTAAGCTTCTAATCCTTTGTAAGCACACAAATGTAGCTTCCTCTTCAGATAGACCTTTAGAAAGTGCTACATTAGCTACCAAGAGTCCAGCTTTTAGTATATCCTCTGGTTTGCTTCTAATGTGAAGCGGAAGTTGTTCTTTTGTCCAGAGCATATGTTTCCTTTAGTTATTTACTGAGCTAATCTCTTCAGTAGTTGACTCTTTATATATTATGCTAGATACAAAGATATTACACTCGTCTTGCGTTGGTCCGGTCATGTTTAACCAACGTGTGGCGTAATCAGCAGTACATTCTTGGTACAACAGCGATGAGTCAAGCATCATTAACTGTGCAGTCTGGTAGAAAGGTTTCGTGCAGAGCGTAGTCATTGATATAGTCGGAGATTCCTCTGTACCGCTACTATGCCATGAGTCAGCGCCTCCAGTATCGGGATCAAGTGCTTGACTTACCATACGAGCAATATTCAGCAGATTGTTAGGTAGTGTAAGGGTTAGTGTGCGGTCGTAGCTCATTATTTATCCTTTGTGCAAAAATCAAAGATACCGACAATCATCGCAACAATAAATCCAAGCACATAACCCCCGATAAACGCTGCGCAGATAACAAACCAATCGGGGGTGAATGCACCAGCTAAAGCAGCGCAAACCAAAGCAAGTAAAAAGTAGATTAATAAGGTTGTATAGCTCATAATCCCGCGAGCCTTTTAGCTAAGTTCTGATATAGATACAACTGCCGTTGAGTTGGTGTATCTCGTAGGATAATACGCCCATTGGTACTAAGCGAAGGACCGATATTATAAGCACCTGTGATATTCTGGCCAGTCACCGTCACTTGACCGGCTGCTGTAGCGTCGATTATAGTGGCTGATTCGTAACCCGCAGGAAACGTGAGTTGTAGACTGTCTGTGGAATCAAACAACCAGTTATAATTTCCGTTTGTCT